AATAAGGGGAGGATCAGGAGAAGGTTCTCCCCTTTTTTACTCAGGAGAAAATGAATGAGTACTACAACTAAAATAGCACAGGTGGTGGGAGGTGCAGGTGGTAATGGTTTTCTGGTGGATACCATCAGTAGCGTTACTCTGTCTGACACTCGTATCAGAATGTATACCTACGCTGTCACCGTTGCTGCAGAAATTGTCATAGGAGATTCCAAGGGTCCTGTTATTAAACAACCTGTTTTAACTACTAACACTGGTGATAGTATTTATATGCAAGACGATGGTATTCGGTGCAAAGGAAATGTCTCTGTTGCTGGCGCAAGTAACGCTGGTAAAATTTATGTTTACTATGGCTAGGAACTAGACTGTGGATTTTAATTCTCTTGTCAGCGTCATCATAGAAACTACTGAGAACGATGGCTCAGAGTTTGTAGGTGCTCTCCCTGCCATGATACAGAGAGCACAGGAAAAGATGCAGAATGATCTGGATGATCAGGGTCTGGTCTCTTATGCCAGTGTGGCTGTATCAGGTGCCACAGCAGAGGTATCTGTCCCTGTGGGTGGAGAGATCATCAAGACCTTCTCCATAGAAGTAGGAGGTGCCAGAACACAGCTGAAGCATAGACCCTATGAGTACCTGCTGGACTACTGGCCTGTGTCAGCTTCCACTGGTACACCTAGGTACTATGGCTTTAAGACCAATACACAGATCAGAGTGGCCCCCACGCCCTCTGCCACGGTAGATTCTCAGATAGGGTTCATTGCACAGATTACAACTATTACATCTGCAAGTCCTACAAACTACTTCACCACTCACTGTGAGAACGCGCTGTTCTATGCTTCCATGATAGAGGCTTCTCTCTTTATGAAAAGCTTTAACACCACAGCGGCGTGGCAGCAGGAGTACCAGAGTGAGATAGACAGGCTCAGAAACAGAGCCAGAAGAAGTAGGCAAGATGATATGCAAACTAGTTTCAGTACAGCCGGTGGTCCTAATACACTGGTCAAGGGGAGTGACTAGGAGTGAGAAGAAAACTACCACAAGGTTTTAGCAGAAGAGGTTCGTCTAATCCTTTAAGTATGGGAGCTTTTAGTAGAAGAAAGGACGCTGATCCTTATGCACCTATTAGAGACGGTGCAAAACAAGAAGTACAAGGTATGGCTAACAAACCTACTGAAAGGCAGAAAGACCTTGCCTCTTATGTTTTACCTCACCAAGACTCTATAACTGCAATCAGAGAAGGTAACGCAGGTGCGATGGACGCTGCAGATGTTGTTCTTTCTCTTCCCGGTTTAGCTTTAGCAAAGCCCTTTTTTAGAGGGGGTAAACAAGTAGTAAATACAATACAAAATATAGGAGATACAGATATGGGCGTTGCAAAAAAAGTAGTTGAAGGAATTGGGAGCCTTGTAGGAGAAGGTGCAAGCAAGCTTAAAGACAAATTTGGACGTACAGTAAGGGGTGCTAACAATGCCGCTACCTCTGCGCCGCTTCCAAAAAAAGGTGCAGGTGCATCAGTGAAGCGTAACGCTCCTCCGAAGCCTAAAGACCCTCCTAAGACTCAAACTCGAAAGAGTCCTAAAACTCCGAAGAGTCCTAAAACTCCGAAAAGGGTTGATGAGACTGTACAGACTAATAAAAATACAGGAAGAGCGCCTTATGGTGGCCGTGGTGGTGCAACTACTCCTACTCCGAAGCGTCCTGCAAACCCTAGCCGCTTACAAAGAGCAGTGACGGCAGTTAAAAATAATCCCGGAAAAACAGCGGCAGTGGTAGGAGGAACAGCCGCAGCAACAGCAGCAGCTTTGGCAGCTAAGAATAAGGGAGATAAAAAAACTCCTGCTAAGAAGAAAAAGGCTACAGGTAGTGGTCAGAACCCGCGCACAGGTTATAGACAAAGTCAATCTGAAGGTGCCAACGAAGAATTAGGGATTAACGCTCGTCAGCCAAAGGCTAGTAAGAAAGCTCCTAAGAAACCAGACGATGGTTTTAAGTTTTATGGTAAAGAAGGAACAGGACTAGGAGACTTCTCTAGAAAACAGGGAATGCAATACGCCACTCAGAAGCAGTTTGAAAAAGACTTCAACATGGACGACGGTGAGAAGAGAGGTGGTAGACCGGGCAGGGGTAAGATGAAGACCCAAGGTATGAACAAGAAGGGTAAACGGAAAGCCGGTTTCTCTGGGAAGGGAGCAGGCGCAGCACTGAGAGGATTTTAAACAATGGCTATGAACTATATGAATGCCAAGAAGAGAGGACTTAAAAAAGGAGGTAAGGTTGGAAGTGGCTCTGCCTTGTCAGGAGGTAACAAAGAAGACTACCTTATTCCTGATCAGAACCCTCCGGTGGACTCTGAAAAATTAAACGCCTTCAACGGTAAACCCACAGGGCAGGGCTACGGCGCAGCTAGAATAGGACCGGACGTTGTCTGAGGAACAAGAGAAGAAGAGGTGTTCTAATCCTTCCTGCCAATGTACAGGTTGTGAAGATTGTTCTTGTACCAGCGAAGGAGGTTGTTCTTGTAACCCAGTTCCTTCAGGGGAATAGATAAGAAAGGAAATATATGGTGGAAGACTTTAGTGTATTTCAAGCTGTATCAGACTACGGACTTGCCATAGTTGCCACCATAGGAGCAGGAGCGGCAGCTTGGAAGCTTCTTCATTTTATGCTCAGAGACGTAGCAACTGCTCTTAAAAACCAAGATGATATTATAATTGCTCTGATAGATAAAAGCAACAGAGTAGAAACTTTAGTACAGAGGTTAGATTCTAAACTGGACACAGTTCTTCAAAAGCGTTCAGACCCTCTACTAAAGGAAACAACAGAAAGGTACCGTTCCTGATGGCTTTTGAAAAATATAATTTAACAGTGAAGCCCTACGGTATAAAGAAGGTAAACGTAGAACAACAGCTTCCCTCTGGTAGAAGGATACCTTATATGAAACCTCTTCCCCTAAAGGGAGGAGGTAAAGTTATGGATACCCTTGTAAAACCAGCTTGGATGAGGAACAGATAAAATGAAAGCAAAAGATTATAAAAAAGAAATAGAAGCTTACATAGATATGGTAGCAAAAGATAATCCTGATCTTACTAGAAAAGAAGTTTTTGCTAAAGCTAGAGACATCTATGGAAAAGATGCTAAAGCTGCTACCAAGAGTGAAATAAATAAAAGACAGTTAAAGCATTATATGGCTACTGCCCCTAGAACTAATTTAAAAGCAGGTGGTCTGGTTGGCAATCCATCACGCATGAGGAACAGGTAGTACACAATGGCCATTGCAACTACATCAGACTTTGACAGTACCTTCTTTATAGACGAGGTAATAGAAGAAGCCTATGCCATGCTAGGTGGTCAGGCAGAGCTTGCCAATGATGCTATTACTGCCAGAAGATCACTGAACCTGATGCTGACAGACTGGCAGAACCGTGGTGTTCTCCTCTGGGGTACAGACCTAGCCAGTACCACGCTGGTCACAGGAACAGCAGAGTACACGCTCCCTGCAGAGACCGTGGACGTTCTCTCTGGGTATATCAGACTGACCTCTAATAGCAATGACTTTCAGATGAACCGAATAGGCTACGAGGAATACGAGGCTATCACCAACAAAGCCACCTCTGGTAGGCCCACACAGTTTGCCACGCTCAGAGGAAGAGAGACTGTCAGTGCTTTCTTTTTCCCTGTGCCTGACGCAGCAGATACCTACACCTTTAGAAACTACAGAATGAAACGTCTGGCAGATGTTAGCAAGAGTGCTCTCCAGAATGCAGATGTTCCCTTCAGGTTTCTCCCTGCTCTGACCTGTGGTCTTGCCTACTACCTTAGTTATAAGAGGGCAGGTATCCCTGCAGAGAGAATAGCTGTTCTTAAAGCAAAGTACGAAGAACTTCTTACCAGTGCTCTGGATTCGGACAGAAACCGAGTAAGTCTCTTTATCACTCCCAGACTACAAGTGGTCTAAGTAAATGGCTAAACTTTGTCCCAGAGGTAAAGCAGCTGCAAAGCGTAAGTTTGATGTATACCCCTCTGCCTATGCCAATATGTACGCCTCTGCTGTTTGTTCTGGAAAAGTTACCCCCGGTGGTAAGAAGAAAGGTAAGAAGAAAAAAGTAGTAGGGGCCAAGACAGGAGGTGGACTAAGGAAGTGGGTATCTGAAGAATGGGTAGACATAGGAGCACCTAAGAAAAATGGAAAATATCAACCGTGCGGTAGAAAATCTACTACAGGTACAAAGAGAAAATATCCTAAGTGTGTTCCTCTTGCCAAGGCAAAGGGTATGTCATCTTCTGAAAAGAAGTCAGCTGTTCAACGTAAGAGAGCAGTTAAGCAAGGTGTAAGGGGTAAGCCCACCAATGTTAAAACTTTTGCAAGTAGGAAGAAGTAGGAATGCCTATAAAAAAAGGTAGCATGAAAGGTCACAGTATCAGAGGTGGACAGAAGAGACCCACCAAGTCTGGTGCTGGCATGACCAAGAAAGGTGTGGCAAAGTACAGGAGAGATAACCCCGGTAGTAAGCTGAAGACAGCGGTGACAGGGAGTGTTAAGAAGGGTAGTAAGGATTCAAAGAGACGTAAGAGCTACTGTGCCAGATCAGCGGGGCAAATGAAGAAGTTTCCCAAAGCTGCAAAGAATCCTAACTCAAGGCTTAGACAGGCTAGAAAAAGGTGGAAATGTTAAATGTCTTTTAAGAA